GAGCGACGGAAGCTCGAGAAGGACGCTGCCGCTCGTCAGAAGGCCGAGGACGACAAGAAGTCCAAGGACGCCGACGAGGTCGCTCACGCCCAGAAGAAGACGCAGGAAGCGCAGGACCGCATCGCCAAGCTCTCGGCTGGGTTCCTCCAGCGAGAACTCGACGGGGCACTCCGCAAGGCAGCCGAGAAGCAGGGGTTCATCGACCCCGCCGACGCCATCGAGGGTGTGGACCGAAGCTCGCTCACCTACGAGCAGGACGACGAAGACCCCACCGACATCGACATCGACGAGAAGTCGATCGAGAAGGCGGTCAAGGCACTCGCCGCTCGCAAGCCCCACTTCCTCAAGACCGGCACCGACGACGGGCAGCGTACCGGCGGCGGATTCGGCGGAGGCTCGAGTGGTGACCGCAAGGACACGGACGCGACGCTTCGCTCCCTGTACCCCTCGCTCGGCAACCACTGACTTCGGTAACCGAAGAACAAATCCAACCTTCCACACCAGAAAGGCACATCATGGCTAAGTACGACAAGTACGAGCCGATCGCCGGTGGGTACCGCGCCAAGCTCGACGCCGCGCTCCCGCTGACGAACGGATCGTTCTTCGGTGCCCTCTCCATCAAGGCGAACGGCCGCGCACAGGTCGGCACCGCCGGCGCTGGAGTCGGGGTCTGCGTCAAGAACGTGGCGAAGGGGCCCATCGGACCCTGGGGTACCGCGCTCAACGGTGGAACCCCGAACCCGGCTGCACCCATCGGCGCGATGACCGGCGACCCCGTCGACATCATGACCAACGGTGAGATCGTCGAACTGGACCCCACGGTCTTCGTCGCCGGCACCGACTTCTTCGCTCAGGCGGACGGGTCGATCACCGCAGTCGCATCTGACCACCCGGTCGGGTTCACCGTCGAGGCCGGCCGCCTCATCGTCCGCACCGCCGCACTGGCGTAAGGCAAGGAGAACACAATGCAGACCGCCACCAGCGCGCTCCAGATCATGGAGTGGCTGCTCGACGACTCGGCACTCAGCCTCGACGCCTTCGGGCGGGAGAAGGGCTTCAACGAGCGCTCCGACGTCGTCCGAGCCGCGGACGGGACCGACCTCAACGACTTCTGGAACGAAGTCGAGGCCACGATCCGTCTGCGCAACGCCGACCGCAACACGATCATCGACCAGCTCACGTTCCGCACCAACGAGGTCACCGAGGAAGTCACGGTCCCCTCCGAGGTCGAGTTCGAAGAGGCGACCGAGTACGGTCAGCCGCAGGGCATCAACGGTACGGCCAAGCGGTTCTTCCGCGGGTACGACTTCAAGTTCTACGACCTGGGCATCCGGTACACCTGGATGGCCCTCGCCGAGATGGACGCCCGGCAGCTCCGCAACAACAACAACCTCGCTCTCGAGGCGGACGTCAAGCTGCAGTTCCGCAAGATCATGCAGCGGCTGTTCAACCCGCTCAACGGCAACGGCATGACCGACAAGAACGAGGCCATCACGGTCTTCGCGGCCTACAACGGTGACGGGGAGGTGCCGCCGGCGTACAAGCACAACACGTTCACCGGTTCGCACAACCACTACACCGTGACGGGTGCCGCGACGGTCCGCCCGCAGGACCTCGACGCGCTGGCGAAGCAGACCGAGGAGCACGGCTACACGCTCCAGGGTGGCTACCGCAACGTGCTCTGGGTCAACAAGCAGGAGGCCGACGTCATCAAGACGTTCCGGACCATCTCCGGCGCCTCGTACGACTTCGTCCCGAACCCCGAGACCTTCGGTGGGGCGATCTGGGTGCCGAACAACGGCCAGTACGTCGGAGGCCCGCAGGGTCGGGTGCCGGGTGAGATCGGTACCTACGGTCCGTTCCACGTCGTCGAGGAGGGCTACGTCCCCGCGGGGTACCTGGTCTCGATCGTCACGGGTGGGGCCGACAACCTCACCAACCCGATCGCGTTCCGCGAGCACAGCAACGAGGCCTACCGCGGCCTGAAGGTCATCCCGGGTGCACGCTCGGACTACCCGCTGCTGGACTCCTTCTACCGCCGGGGCTTCGGTACCGGCATCCGACACCGCGGTGGCATCGCCATCGCTCAGGTCAAGGCGACCGGGAACTACACCATCCCGGCTGTCTACGACCCGGCCGCGAGCTGAGTCGACCACCAACTGGGTGTGGAGGGTCTTAGCAAGTAGGGGGGCCCTCCACACCCTACAACCTCTCAACAGGAAGTAGAACACATCATGAGTGACTACAAGCCGGTGGTCTTCGAGAACTCGCTCGGTGAGACCATCTCCAACGACCCGATCTACCTCGCGCAGAAGACGCTCGAGGCCCAGGGCATCTCCTTCACCGCATCGCAGCCCGTCGACCTGCAGTCGCAGCTGGCGAGCAAGGCGGGCTCCGAGGGATCGCCGACGGAGGGCACCGCGCCTGCCGATGACCCCGATGCGGAGGTCGAGGACACGGACGACGATGCTCCTCGCGACTACACCGACCTCTCGGGCAAGGCGCTCGCCTCCTACGCCAAGGAGCGGGGCCTCTCGCTCAAGGACGAGGACGGCAACACCAAGAAGGTCGGGGCCATCCGCGCTGAGCTCGTCGAGCTCGACAAGTCCGGCTCGCAGGAGTAACCACCATGGCCGACGACACGCCAGTCATCCAGCCCCCGCAGGAGACCACCCTCGAGAGGACCCTCCGGGGTCTGATCGGTGAGACGGTGCCCGACGGCGGCGACGCCAGCGAGACGCTCGTCACGACTGAGCAGCTGGATGACTGGCTGTCGTTGGCCGAGAACAACATGAACAAGGCCGCTCTCCTCGGGTGGCAGTTCAAGCTCGCTCACTGGGCAAACCTCGTCACGGTCATCGACGGTGCCTCGACTCGTCAGTTCAGCGACCTCATGGGTCACGCTCAGCAGATGATCGACTACTACACCGACGTGACCTCGGGCCCCTCCCGCAAGCAGACACGAGTTGGAAAGATCGTTCGATCATGAACACGGTGGAACTGGCCATGCGACGCAAGAACGTTCGCGCGTTCATCAATGCAGACCGGTTCCCCCTTGTCGTCGACCGTGCTGCAGAGCGGGTCAAGAACCCTGAGACGGGGGGGTGGATCATGCCGAATGGTGCTCGGACTCCCCTCCCCGCTCAGTGGGCTCGGATCGTTCAGAACGTCCGCCGCTACACCGCGGGCATCGTGAACTCCGAATCGGGCGACATCCCGCACACCAACTACCTGCTCATCGGCATGCACACGCTCGATCTCAAGGTCACGGACCAGTTCGAGTGGCTCGGTGAGACCTACCATGTTGTCGGTATCTTCAAGGCTCGACGCGAATCTACGCTCGCCGCCATCGACTTGCTCGGTGTGGAGAATCGCTAATGGCTGGAATGGCGACCAACATCCTCTGGGACGATGGCATCATCGTCTGGTTCGACGGTCCTGAGTGGGATGACGTCGCCCGAGAGGCATTCGAGGAAGCCGCTTCGAGTGTCGAGGAGTATGCTCGAACCAATGCCCCCTGGGAAGACCGCACTGGTGATGCTCGAGCAGGACTGCACGCTGAAGCCAAGTCGGGTGGAGGCGATGTCATCCTGACTCTTGAGCACACCGTTGAATACGGACTCTGGCTCGAGGTTATCCAGAATGGCAAGTTCGCTACGATCATGCCCACGCTTCAGGCTAAGGCACCGCAGGTTCTCGCCGATGCAGCTCAGCGAGTTGCCCGAGCAAGGAACGGGAGAGGCTGATGACCGCACGAACCTTCATCTACGGCCGCATGGTCGCAGACACGGAACTCTGCCAACTCATCGGGGGCACCGACAACCCTCGCATCTTCGCCAAGAAGAGCATGACCTCTTCAGTGGAGGACACGCCTTACATCGTCTACAAGATGGGCAACTCGACTGCTGAGGGCCTGTCCGAGCGAGACGACCCCGAGCGCCAGTACTTCCAGGTGTGGGTGCATGACTACGCCGACTCGGAGACCGCGGACTACGCGAAGATCGACGAGGTGATCACCGCAGTCAAGCGCGCTCTGCTGGTTGACGGCAACGAACCAGGTCTCTGGATGATCAACTTCCTCGAGACCTCTCAAGACCTCAATGACGATACACTCAATACCGTGTTCCGCTACCTGCGGTTCCAGATCATCAAGAAGGAGAACTGACATGCCCACTTCAGTCGTTTACAAGGGTTCCGCCGACCGCCGAGTGGTGACCCGAGGTGACCTCGAGAAGACCGGGGCGAAGAGCTTCGCCAACGACTTCAAGGACCTGGTCTTCCTCAAGAACGTCCCGCAGGACATCAACAAGGAGTACGCCGACATCCTCCTCGCGGGCGAGCACTTCGCATGGTTCGAGGAGCCCCAGGGCGACGAGGAGCCGACGCCGGAGATCCTGACCGACAAGGTCGCCGCCAAGACGAACACCAAGGTCGTCGGCACGGGTTCGGGCACGGGCTCCGCTTCCGCCGGCACGTCCTCGAGCACGGGCTCCGACGGCGCGACGAGCGCATCGACCGGTCGCTGATCATCAGGAGTTTGCCCTGAGCGTCGCCTGGAGCTGTCTCTAAGCGACCAATCGGGGCCTCATGATAGATTACGCGATCAAAGGGAACAGGACCTCAAAATGGCCACTGAGCTTCGCTGTGAGGGCAACCTCTACGGCATCCTCTCGGACGACCACAAGACCATCGAGGTTCGATGCAAGCGCAGAGGATGCGGTGCAGCTCCCGGGGTAGTGGTCCTCCACACCATCTCGCTCGAGTCTGGCGAGGTGACCGACACCAAGAGGTTCAGAGAACCTCCGAAAACAGGAAAGAGTAGTTCAAGATGAACGAAAACTCACTCCCGTTCGGGCTCCGAGAGGTCGTCCTCTTCCCGCTCGACGCAACGGGTGCTCGAGTCGCGGGTGGCGCTGTCAAGCTGCCCGTCTCGCGAACCTTCAGCTTCACGGAGTCCGAGGACTTCGAGACGCTCGAGGGTGACGACCGCACGGCTGCCTCGCACGGCTCCGGTGGCACGGTCGACTGGGAGCTCGAAGGTGGTGGCGTTTCCCTCGCGGTGTGGAAGGTCGTCTCCGGTGGTACCATCACCGAGTCGGGCACCACGGGCTCGGGGAAGCGGGTCTACCGCAAGCGGGCCACCGAACAGCGCCCCTACTTCGACGTCGAGGGTCGCGCCATCTCCGACAACGGTGGTGACTTCCACATGGTCGTCTACCGCTGCAAGGCGGATGGTGACCTGGAGGCCTCGATGGAGAACGGGTCGTTCACGCTGACCTCGCTCAAGGGTACCGGTTTCGGTGCTGACGACGCCACGGACGACTTCCTGTACGACTTCGTGCAGAACGAGACCGCGACGGCCATCGACCAGACCTGATCGGCATGATCTGCGGGGGCCGAGACAAGAAAAGAATGAGCTCGGCCTCCGCAAGATCAACGCAGGGCATCGTGGGTTGTTGCGTGATTTGTTGCGGGCAATATAGGGTGACACCCTATTTGCACGCATAACGAACATGCAATGCCCCATGATGACTTGCATCACGGGAAACAACACAAACCAAAACAAACCATTGATCCCCCGGAGGACCCAAAATGGCTTCAGGCAACCCCGCCCGCAAGGCGACAGAACGCAAGATCTCCCAGGTCGGCGACTTCAAGAAGAGGGTTCAGAGCATCGAAGAGCTCCCCTCCGGTCTGGTCGTCAAGCTGCGCAACCCCGGCGGCCTCAACGCCTTCCTCGGCAAGGACTCGCAGGGCGAGATCCCGAACTCCCTCATGCCGCTCATCCAGAAAGCGCTCAAGTCGGGCAACGGAGTCGACGTCTCCGAGGTCATGCCCGATGGTGAGCTCGACCTCGACCTGCTCGCGGACATGCAGAAGATGATGGACAACATCGCCGTCAAGTGCATGGTCGACCCGGACCTCCAGCCCAAGCCCACCAAGGAGGCAGACCGACGCGAGGACGTGCTTTACGCGGACGAGCTGCCCGACGACGACAAGCAGTTCATCTTCGCTTGGCTCTCCTCGGGGGTTTCGGACCTCGAGACGTTTCGTCAGCAGCGCCAGGCGGGTGTGGATGCTGTGGCTGGAGTCGCAAGCCCTCAGGGTACCACCGAGTAGCATTCTCGGGCTTGAAGCGGGGAGTTACGAGGCATACTGTCTGGACCAAGCCGTATGGTATTTTGGGTCGCAGGTGCAGAATGAAGTCGAGAATGCGGGTCAGCCCAAGGCCAAGGGTCAGGGCAAGATTGAATCGGCTCGCAAGCGAACGCTCAACAAGTACCTCAACGAACCTGGCAAGAGTACCAAGGGGCAGTTCGCTGATCCCGCCCTGCTCTTCAAGTAACTAGGAGTCACGGTGGCCGATTTTGGCACAATCAAGGGGCAGATCACCCTTGACGTCAAGCAGGCCCTTGCGTCTTACACCAAGCTGCGACTCCAGCACCTCAACACGGTAACGGCCCTCCACACCGGCGCTGGTGCATTGCAGGCTTCTGGAGCTGCGATGGCCGGCGCTGGTGCCGTTATGGCGGGAGCCTTCGTTGGTGCCATCGGCAAGGCTGCCGAGTTCGAGAAGCGGCTCGATGCATTCGGCGCGGTCAGCAACTCGACGACCGGCGACATGGAGAAGGTCCGCGCCAAGGCTCTGCAGCTTGGTAAAGACACTGTCTACTCGGCCAACGACATCGCCGATGCGTTCATCGAGCTCGGTAAGCAGGGCCGATCGGCCAGTGACATCGTCAACGGGCTCGGGGACGCCACTGCGGCTCTCGCATCGGCAGGTGACCTGCCACTCGCCCAGTCGGCTGAGATCCTTAGCAACACGCTGACGACCTACGGTCTGAAGGCCCAGGATGCCGTCAAGGTGTCTGACCGACTGGCCGGCGCAGCGAACGCCTCGTCCGTCGACGTGCAAGACCTCGGGGTCTCATTCAAGTACGTTGCCGGTATCGCTGCCTCTCTTGGTGTCTCGTTCCAGGACACGAACACCGCGCTCGGCGTTCTCGGTAACTACGGCATCAAGGGTTCGACCGCTGGTACCTCGCTTCGCCAGGTGCTGGTGGCACTGTCTGGTCCGACGAAGAAGTCGGCTGGCGAGCTCATGGACCTGGGCATCATCGCCAAGGATGGCTCGAACGCCTTCTACGATGCGACCGGCAAGCTCAAGCCACTGCCTGACGTTCTCGATACCCTGAGCAAGTCGCTCGAGGGCATGAACGCCAAGGAGAAGTACGACGCCCTGTCGCGCATCTTCCCGATCCGCGCAATGCCGACGATCCTCAACCTGCTTAAGTCGGGTAAGACCGGCTTCGAGGACATGGCCAAGGCGATCGATCGATCCTCGGCTGCAGACGTCGCATCGAAGCGACTCGACAACCTGTCCGGTGACATCGAGATTCTCAAGGGTAACATTGAGACGATGGCCATCGATGCCGGCAGCGGCTTCCAGCAGCTG